TTTATATATGTACTGATAAAGTTTATATATGTACTGATAAAGTTTATATATGTACTGATAAAGTTTATATATGTACTGATAAAGTTTATATATGTACTGTTAAAGTTTATATATACATACAGATTAAAGTTTATCTAATTCTATTTCTATTAATATTAATTTATTTTCATCATATACATCATAATTATTTTTCATTTTATATATAATTGTATCATAATCAATCATTGTATCTAAAACTGTGTTAATATCTTCATTATTTGTATTATCGGCATTATCCAATAATAATAAGTATTTATTTTCAATCTGTTTATGTTTATAAATAACCCTATCTAAAATATTTAGTTCAATATTTAATTTACAATATTCACTTTTAAATTCTTCAGAAAATGTTTTTATAGTATTTATACTGTTTATAACTTCATCATTTGATATATTTGATTCTATAAAAAATTTTATTAATAATTCATTTGCTAAATCATATACTTTTCTAAATAAATCATTAATATGTTTATCAAATATTTGTTTATTATACAAGTCATACTCTTCAATTAAATCACGTATAAATATAATATGTTCACCATATTTTTTATTATTTACATCATCATCTAAAATTTCTACACCTCCGCCACCTCCACCATCCGCGTTAAAAGTATCAATTGTTCCAGTTTTAGGAGTTATCATTAATAATGAATAGTTTGTTTTAAAATCATGCAATAATTCTTTGTATTTTTCCATATCTATATCCTCATATTTAAAATCACATAACCATGTATAAATCTCGTTTACATTACTTATAATATCATTCTTTTTCTCTTTACATATTTTTAACTCATCATTATTTAATGATTCTATAATACGTAAACAATTGTCTTTTAATTGCATATATGACATTTTTTTATATTTATCTATTCTATCAATTTCATCCATTTCTTTTGCAATTTCTATAATTTTGTTAATATCATCTAAATTTTTATTATTATTTGTTATCTTAATACTTTTTTTATTTAATACATTATTTAAATCTTCTGCTTTAATATTTATAATACTATTTGCATCAATTTCAAATGTTATCATAATTTCAGGTACACCTCTTTTTGTTTTTTCAATACCATTTAAAGTAAATTCACCTATTAAAAAGTTATCTCTTGTTAAACTACGTTCCCCTTCAAATATTCGTATATCTATTGATTCCATATTATCAGTATCTGTTGTATATTTTCTTGTTTTTTTAAATGGTATAATTGTCCCACGTGGGATTAATACATCCATAATACCACCTCCTAATTCTAATCCAATAGATAATGATGTTCGATCAATTAATAATAAATTATCAGTTATATTACATTTATTTGTTAACATATATCCATGTATTGCAGAACCTATTGATACAACATTATCAGGATCTATTGAACAATTAACATCTTTATTAAAAAAACGCTCTACATTATATCTTATTATAGGTATACGCGTCATTCCACCAACCATTATAATTTCATCAATTTCTTCCTTACTTTCTGAACCATCTGAAAATATATCATTTAAAGGAGAAATAGCCATATTAATCAAATCACTGCATATATTATTAAATATTTCACGCGATATTAAAACATTTAAATCAATGTTATTATAAAAATTTTTTATTTTTATTGTGGCATTTGGAAATTCTGTTAATGTTATTTTTGCTTGTTCTGCAACATATTTTAATTTTTGTAAACTGTTTTCTGATATATCTTCAATAATTTTCCCCCCTTCTTTCTCCCCACCTTCATTCATTTTATTAATAAATTCTGTTATACAATATTCCATAATACAATTATCAAAATCAGAACCTCCAAGACACGAGTTTCCACATGTTTCAATAACTTCATATACATCATTACTTATAGCAACAACACTTATATCTAAAGTACCACCGCCAAAATCATATACAACAATTTTCTTAGTTTTATCTTTATTTATTAAAGATGTTGGTGAATTTAATCCATAACATAACGCAGCAGCAGTTGGTTCATTTATTAATCTCAAAACATTAAAATTTGCCATCTCTGCGCATTTTTTAATAATTTCTCGTTGATTTTTATTATAATATGCTGGTACAGATATAACTGCATTATTAATGTTACCTATACCGTCACTGATACCGTCACTGATACCGTCACTATCACTTTCATGCATAACTGATTTTAAAAATAGTTCTGCCCGTAATTTAAATGACATAAATAATTGTGTTGCAATTTCTTCTGGAAAATAAAATTTATTATCTATTTCATTATAAATTCTTATATTATCATTTCCATCATTTGTTTTAGTTATAGTATATGCTAATGTATCTATATCTTTAATTTCTGAAAATTTTTTACCCAATAACTTTTTAATTTCATAAACTAAAAATGTAGGAGTTGATGTAGTACTAAAAATATTTTGTCTAATATATGCTTCTTTTCCTATTATTTTCTTATTACTACTTATTTCTATAATTGTTGGTATTGTTTTAGAACCATCATAATCTGTTATTATAATTGCATTATTATTATGCCAAACAGATAAACATGAATTTGTTGTTCCAAAATCTATTCCTAAACATAAATCTTGTGATAACATTTATAATATATACTATAAATGAAAATTTATACATTTTTTATACGCTCAACCAAATACTTTTATTAGTATTACAAGCAATATATAAAAATAATTTATTGTACTATTTTATAATATATAAATAGATTATGAATAATACTATATCAGTTGTAGCAATTATATTATTTATAACATTATGTATAACATTACATATATATTTTGATTTAGCAAGTAAAATGCAAAAATTTCAATATGAAAGATTAAAACATGTTGTTAATGTAGAAAATGAAATAAAAATACAAAATGAAAAATTATTGGAAAAAGAGATATGTAATGAAAAATTACAAACATGTACTTCTCAATTAGATGTTAATACTAATGTTTTAAATGAAATACGTAATGCATTACATTCTGCTACTGTTAAAAATTAAACTTTTTTTTTTGATGTAAAACATTTTTTTCTATCATTATTTGAAGAAGCATATAAATGCATTATAAAAACACTATTATCACATTTATTTAAATTTAATAAAATACTATTAGGTAATACTGTTGTATATTTTTTATATTTATCATCAATCATTACATTCATTATCCCTTGCTCATAACAAATTCCAGCCCATTGCCCATTTAATGTACCATCCTCTTTTATACAAGAAGGATCTAAAGATGAAATACAATCTTTTAAATATTGTTTACCAATACGTGAATTTTTTATAACAAATACACCAGCATTAATTGTATCATATTTTGGTTGATTATCTAAACCAATAAAAATATCTGATGCATATTGATTTAAAATATCAGCCAAGTTAATATCCATATTAAATATATAAGTATCAGAATCCATCCACATTACATAATCATACTTATTATTATTTAAAGCATCTAAAACCATAAAAATCTTACACCAATATACATTTTTATCACAATTTTCATAAAATTTATAATCAAAATTCCATTTTTTACAATATTTATCTAAATTATCATTATGCATTTTAATATAATCTTGATCTTTTCTATTATCAAATGTAATAATTAAAATTTTATTTTTATTCTTAATTTTTGAAGGATTTTTAATTTGATTATTAGAAACTAATGGAGTCATAATCTTATTTTTAAACTTTTTTAAAAATTTATTATTTTTTTCATTAATTGAAATATCTTCATCTAATAAGGTATATTTTTCTATTCTTTTATTAAATGAACAAAATATTAATATTATAACTGTAATACTTATTATAACCTCTAATATATATTTTTTATTATTTTCTGTAAAACTCATTTTATTATATAAAATAGTGCATATAAAAAAATATATATTAGGATTATAGTTTAAGGGTTTTTAAGAGTTTAAGGGTTTATAATTAATTTTAGGGTTTATAATTAATTTTAGGGTCTATAGTTTATTTTTGTATTAAGTTTTTGTTCATAAACGCCCATGGTAAAAAGTGAGTGATTTTGAAAATATTTATTAAGTGGTAAATTTGCTATTTCTTTTTTTAGTTTATCTAAAATTGCAAATACATATTCTTTGTATCTTTCTAAAATAATTTTAAGATTATGATATGCATTACAATTTATTTCAAACTTTTCATACATGTTATTTATTGATACATACCATAATACATTATATATATACTGGTCCACCGAAACGCTTACAGATTTTCCATCTTGGGTTTTTTTGCATACATTAATAAACCCATTTATTGATACAAATTCATTAAATTCACAAAACATATCACCTAATACAAATGTACAATCATTATATTTTAGACTACAACTACTGCTCCCACTGCTTCCACAAACACCGCTTCCACAAACACCGCTCCCACAAACACCGCTTCCACAAACACTGCTTCCATAAACACTGCTCCCACAAACACCGCTTCCACAAACACTACCTTCAACACAATCATTTGGAACTTTGCTATAAAATTCAATTTTATCTTTTATATCAAAGTTTATAATTATTATGCATTTAATAATTTGTGTTATATTGTCTAATATAAACCTTATTTTCTCTTTATTGCAATGGTGGTGGTCGTGGTGGTCGTGGTGGTCGTGGTCATGGTGGGCGTGGTGGTGAAAAGCATTAAGGGCATTATTAGGGTTTATTATATTAACACTATTAATAAATGATATTTCATAAGATACTTGTGATGTATTTAATTTAAGTTGTGTTCCATCGCTATTATAAAATTCAAAAGATAATTTTGTTATATTACCAAGTTGTGAATCATCATAAATTTTAACAGCATAATAGGGATTACCTCTCCAATACATTAGACCAGTTGGTTTATCTGGAAATACAGTAAATGAGTTTGTATTAATAATATTTGTTGCAAGATTTTGATTATTTCTAATTTCTTTAATACTAACCATAATAAAACGGTCAGTTAATAATGTTGAACATATGTTAGGATCTGGTATATAGCGTTCATAAGCAATTGCGCAATCAATTAAACGTTCATAATCATCTTTAATATATTTAACACAATTATTTTTTTTATTAGTATATTTCCAATCATAATTTATTTTTAAAGCATTAAAACGAGGTAATACTATATTATCTAAGCGTATAAACTTTACATTTATAAAATCTCTGGTTATATATGGATTAAATATTTTTTTTAATGTATTATCATAGTTAACTAATAAGTCATTTTCTAAATTGTATAATAATTCATTGTCTTCAAATGAACTATCTTGATTCTTTTTTTTATTTCTACTATTATATGTATTTTGGTTTCTAAGATTAGTTTTTAATTCATCTCTTTGTATTACACTATTAATATTACTATTTACAACAGGTCCAAAGGTAACAACATATTGAAATGGGTCAGGATATATATCTACATCACGGTCACCACTATCTATATTTAAACGATATTCTATAATTGTTTCACGATTTAATGTATCATTTAAATTTTCTACAATCGTATTATTTTTATATGAATAATCTGGTTTTTTTAGGATAGGTGTAGCATTTGTCATACATGTATCATAATTATGCATACTTATATCAGCACTCATACCCTCAGAAGCACCATTATAACTTGAATAGTTTTTAATAAATTTTTGCTGATCTTTTGATATAGGATTAAACATCAATAATATATAATCTATAATTTAAAATTTATTTTTTACCAAAGAGTTTAAAAAAAATTTTAAATTTAGAGAAGTTATATTATATATAAAATGAAAAACTATTTCTTTTCACAAAATAATATAACATATCTAACTAAAAAATTAATAATACTTCTTAATCTTGATAAAGAGGAAATAACAAAAGAAATTATTGTTAAATGCAATAAAATAATTCTTAATTTTATGACAATTGTTTTTGAAAAATATGGTAATCTTAAACCGCCTAATATAAGTGATGATATATATATAGATAAGTTAAATAAAAAGAGTTTGAGTGATTGTTTACGAACAATTAATAATAAGAAAAATAATGCAACACCTCAAAGACCAAGTAATACACCATCCCAAAAACACGGTTATAGTAATAGAAATAGTTATGATGATACAGAAGAAAATTTTAGTAGTAATGCACCAGCCCAAAGACCAAGTAATGCACCATCTCAAAGACCAAGTAATTCTAATGAAAAAGGTGGTTTAAAAATAAGAAGTAATGGTTCATCAATTAATAAAAATGGTTTATCAATTAATAAAAATGGTTTATCAATTAATAAAAATGGTTTATCAATTAATAAAAATGGGTATAGTGGGAGTGGAGGTGGTGGTGGAAGTGCACCAATTGAAAATAATATAATTGTTAATCCATATTTAAGACCTGATGATATTATTAATAATATTAAAAATCCAAATAACAATAAAAGTAATAATGCTAAAGATTTTCAATCATTTAATGATGCTGGTGGATATGCAACATTTACTAAACTTGAATGCGGTGATAATACATTTATTACTGCAACAGGTGAATATGGCTTACCTTTAGAAATACAAAATGATGCAAGTAAGTTTGGAATTAGTGATACTGGTGGGAAAAAGAATTACGCTGATGAAATTGAAAGACGTATGACTAATTTAAGAACTGATTATACTGGAGGGCAACAAGAACCTGTTAAAATTGATGAAATGACGGCTAAATTACTTAATTTAAATAATGGTAAATCGATGCTTCCTCCTAATATGCAATTACCAAATGCTCCTGAAAAACAAACTAATGGAGGTGGAGGGGGCAATGGAGGGGGCATTGGAGGGGGCATTGGAGGGGGCATTGGAGGGGGCATTGGAGGGGGCATTGATTATTCATTTAATATAGGTAGTGATAATTGTGGTAATGACCTTAATATAGCATATGGAGGTAATAATGATAATTATAATGGTGTAGACAGTTTTAATAACTATCTTAATCCATTAGAAAATAATGTTAATGGTTCTGCTGGTTCTGCTGGTTCTGCTGGTTCTGCTGGTTCTGCTGGTTCTGCTGGTTCTGCTGGTTCTGCTGGTTCTGACGGTAATAAAAATGAAGGTAAAGTTGATCAACTATTTGAAAAAATAAAACAGGACAGAATGAATATTAATAAAATTATTGAAAATATACCTAAACCAGGAGCATTTGATCCAACAAAATCACCTAACCAACCTCCTTCCCAAACACAATTCCAACCACAACCTCAACAACATCAACCCCAGAATCAATTCCAACCACAACAACCTCAACAATATCAACAACCTCAACAATATCAACAACCTCAGAATCAATTCCAACATCAACCTCAGAATCAATTCCAACATCAACCTCAACAATATCAACAACCCCAGAATCAATTCCAACAACAACAACCTCAATTCCAACAACTTGGTTATAATGCAATGACATATGGTAGGGATATAAACAAGATAAATTTAGAAATAGAAATTTTAGAAAAAGAAATAGAGATAGATTTATTAAATAAAAAAATTAAAAAGAGCGCACAAAATAAGTTAAATTCTAATACAATCCACCATGGCCCCGACTCCAGCACCAACACCGCCATTAACCCCAATGATACAAGCAATGAATCAGAAAAGAAAAAATTAATAAAAATGTTAATATCATCATCTGTTAATAAAACTGGTGGTAGTAATAAGAAACGTAAAGATAGTAAAAACAATTCAATTAATAATTTGATTAATAATAATGATTACAAGAAAGGTGATATTATAGAGTTAAATAATAAAAATAAGAATAATAAAGATAGAGTAAACATTGTTGATGATGTACAAAGCACTATAACCAAAGATGTACAACACACTATAACCAATGATGTACAAAGCACTATAACCAATGATGTACAAAGCACTATAACCAGCAATAAGGAAAAGGTAATATCACAAATACATGTTAATAGTTCAAATTTTACTGATAATGAATGTTATAATGATTACATGATAAATTTTAAAAGTCCAATAACATTTAATAATTTAGAAATAAGTAATATTAATATACCAAAAAATGAAAGTGAAAATGTTAGTGAAGATAACAATGTATTGTCTGTAATAGTAAACGGTGATAAATATACTTTTGAATTAGAAGAAAATTATTATAATCGCTATGAAATATTAGATTTTATAAATGATGCATTTAATAGTAATAATATAGATATAAATTGTTTTATTGATAATGACAAATATGTTTTTAAATCAAACAATAGATTTAATTTGGATGTTGGTGATAAAAAAAGTATATTACCATTTTTAGGTTTTAATAATAGTAAATATAATAATAGAACTTCATATACTGCTGATACAACTATAAATATTGGAGATAACATATTTTATTTAATATTATCACCTATACATGATGAACCATTATATGAAATAAATAATGATGACAATACAATCAAAAAATTAGTAAATTTAGATGATAGTAGTATGGAATTAGACCATCTTATTGTACAATTCTATAAAACAAAAAAAGACTTGATTAAATATAATACAAATTATAATTTCTTCTTTAAAAATAAACATGAATTTACTGTTAACTTGATAAGTTGATAAGTTGATAAGTTGATAAGTTGATAAGTTGATAAGTTGATAAGTTGATAAGTTGATAAGTTGATAAGTTGATAAAGTTTAGTTATCCTTTTATAACATGATTCTTTTCAAAATATACATTTCTACATTTATTAACTTTTTTATCATCTAACCTTTTTCTTGTTATATGATCAAAACCTTTACCTTTTAGTAATCTTAAAATAAAGTTAATTGAATAAACACCGCATTCAGAATTTCCACGTTGATGAGGTGTTGTATTATGTCTCAAATCAATACTACCCTCATTAAAACCACTACTAATCAAATAATCTTTTATTCTATTCATAAATTTTTTAACTTGTTGTGGTGGTTCTGTTCCATATGAATCACTAAAATATATTTGTTTATTCTTTAAATCTGCATATAAACTAACCCAATGTGAACCACCTTGATTGTGTTTATCCAAATTAAATATAACACCCAATCTATTAATATTTTTATCTTGAAAATCCTTGAAATTCATCTTTTTAAACGGATACCAGTCTAAATCATTAAAATCAATGGGTACTGCACCTAAAAATTTAAAATCATTATATTTATTTTCATATTGTGCTAATGTTTTATTTATATCAAGTGTTGATAACCATTCAAATTGCCCACTTGGACCGATTGGACGAAATGTATGATGTTCTAATTTATGACGGTCATCTTTATTCATTAAACGTATAAATTCTTGCTTTATCCATTCTTTTTGCGACCCATCAAATCTTTTTTTAAATTGATATAATAAATATATCTTGTATTTATCAGGTTCTAATTTATTTATCATACTATCTATTTTTATTACATCTATGTCATTACCTTTTTCTATACAATATTTATTATATGCTTTTGCCATTTCTATTAATAATTCAAGTGATATACACGAACCATTTTCAAAATTAATATTTGGACTGCATTTTGTTTCTTCTACTTTAGAAGGCATAACATCTTTTATATTTATATTATCAATATTTGACATGTACGGTGTAGAGTGTATAGTATATATTTTATAACTATATTTTATTTTTAGTGGCTTGAAAATTATTACAAAAACGCATAATCTATCGTTATGTCTATAATGATATTAGTTTATCATCATCTTCAAATAAACAAATTGCATTTTTGTAATAACCAACAATATTCTTATCATCATTCCATATCAAATTTGTTTCATTATCAACATAATACTTATTACCGTTATATATCTTTAATGTAAATAGTTTAAAATTTAACTTGCTATATAACTTCTCTATATCCTCTTGTGATGGCTTCATCCTATAAACCTTATTGCTTATAAACAAAACTTATTTATAAAAAATCAATTTTTAATATCACTTATGTTCTTTCATTAGAGATTTTAGAGTATACAATTTATCCATAATCTTATCACTATACTTTTTAGGTAGACTATCAATATATGTTTTCCATTCATTAGCAATAGACATATTATTTCTTAAAAATTCAACATATGACCATATCTCTTTTAACCTTGGCAAATTTTCATTAAACCATGCTCTATCCCTTAAAATAAGTGTATTACTTGATTCTAATATACGCCAATATATTACTCTATTTAATTTAACATCATCTCTCTTCTTATCTAATTCTGATAAAATCCATTTATCTATTTCACTATTACTCATATCTATTTTTGGAGGATAAATAAAAGATGCTTTATCATATATTAGAGACATTTTAACAGAACCACTTTTAATATCAATATCATCATCACTAATTTTAGTGGGAATAAATTCAAGTAATGCTCCTTTTTCTAGTCCTGTTTTTTTACTTATATATTCCTCCGTATCACTTTTACAATCTTTTAAATATTCATCTCTATCTATTTCTTCAATATTAACTTGGACAAAATCACATTCATCTAAATTACAACATTCTAATTGCTGTTGTACTTGGCACCAATAATAAATTGGACATATTTCACCCTTAACTTCTCCTGAATATTTTATCTTTCTAAAAATAGGACACTTAATTTCTAACATACGTCCTACTAATTCTGAACGTGTTTTACCATCACGCTTATATGGACCACAAATACCATCAGGACTTGCACCTAAGATTGTATGTTCTGGATGTCCTAATAAACCAAATTCATGAACACATGTATCATATTTATATTCATACATTAATGTAACAATATTCTCAAACTTCTTACCATGATAACATGCATCATTTGTTTCAAATGTAGAACCAAATACTTTTTTAATAAGAAATGAATATACTGGCTCATATTTATTTTGTCCAAGAACTGTACCACAATCTGATGCAGTAATCTTTTCACTTCTCATTTTAAACCATGCTTCAGAACGTTGTGCTGGTAATACAATTTCACTTAAAGCAGTAAATATATTTTTTCTATTGTCATAATCATTATCTGTAATTGGTTCAATGATACCTGTTATGTTGGTTGTGGCGGTTGCGGGGGGTGTGGAGGTTGTGGCGTTGGAGTTATACGGTTCATATTTCTTTTTAGATAGTAATTTTGATAAATCAAATGCACTTTTTTTATATTCTTTCTTTCCATCGCTTCCCTCCTCCTTTTTACCGTCACTTCCTCTCTCATCCTTTTTACCGTCACTTCCTCTCTCATCCTTTTTACCATCGCTTCCACCCTCCTCCTTTTTAGTATTTGTATTAACTGACCATATTTTTTTACTAATAACCTTTTTATCAATATCGGTGGTACTGTTTACAATTGATTTAGGGGTACTGTTTACAATTGATACGGGGTTATTATCAAAATTCATTTTAAGTTCACGTGTATCTTTTAAAATGTTAAGCATTATGCTTTTTTCTAAGTTGTCTAAACTATTATAATCAGTGTCATTTTGAATTAATAATTCAATTTTATTGTATATATCAACT